TGCGGCTGCTGCCCACCACCTTGACCACCTTGTTGACCGTTCGCTGCTGGAGCGTTATTCGCGCCGCCTACTGCGATCTTACTTGCAATTGTTTCATCTTTAATTGCTGCCTGTTTCCAATCGTCCAGCTTGTCGAATACTTGTTCGCCAAACTTGAATTTAGTAATAGGCTCGCCCAGTTCGTTTAGCTCAACCACTGCCGATTTCTCAGCGTAGTATTTGCCGTAGATTGGGTCATTCATCAAAGAAGCTACTGACGCTTGAGCTGCTTCTAATGCTGCTTTCTGCGTACGTTCGCGTGATGCGTTTAGGCCATCTTCAAGCGATTTCATCTTATCAAGCATTGCCTGATGAGCTTCATTCGCTTTCTTTTCCTTGATTGCTGCCAACTGCTCAGAGTCATTATGCTTCTTGGCTAACTCCTCATAAGCTGCATCTTTTTCTTCAAGCTTTGCTTTAAAATCAGCCTCTAACGCTTCCTTTTCGCCCTTGATAGCAAACTTGCTATCTTTTAGCCCTTTAATCTCGTCACTTTGCTCCAATAGCTCAGATAGAGATGGGGCTTGGTCGTCAGTCTTAGTGTATCCGTATTTTAAGGCCAGTTGGTCTAGTGTTGGCATTCTAATCCCCCAGAGATTTAGCCGTTGCGTCCCAGACGCGAAGTTTGTGATATTGCTCACACATTGTAAAGCATTGATGTTGTATAGTGCAAGTTTTGATGATTGGAGGTTAAAATGAAAACAACAGCAATAAAAGAAAGGCTTAATGCACAGCAGCTTTGCGACCGTCGCAAAGACATAGTTACTCTGATTACCAAAGCAATGGAAACATTATCTGAAGCGGATATGCTGCTAAAAACGCTCTGCAACTATGGTTTTACGTTTGACCGTAACACTATCTACTCACCGTCCGATCCTGCGCAAAAGTTGAGAACCATTCAAGAGCTGACCAAACAAGCAGATCGCAAGATTTGGGACCACATTGTAGAGTTAGGCCAGTTTAGAGAGCTAATGACAATTAAGGAGCAGCGTAAAATTAACGATGCGCTTGAGTCGTGTCCGCCTGTCACAATCGAAACCGTTACAGCTACCTTTGCAGAGCTACTCGCCAACCGACCTAACATGCTTCAAGATTTGGTGGAGACTGCATTTTTAGAACGTTCATCAGGATACAAATCTAATGGCGGTAACAAGATTAATAAAAAGCAAGTAATTGACGGTGTTTTTTGTCGTTATGGTTTTACTAACTTTGGTTCACGCCCGTGCGACCGCTTGGAAGACTTGACGAAAGCTGTGGCGATTCTGGTAGGAATGGAAAAACCACACATCACGAACATCTTGACAAAAGAACGTGAGCACATCGCGTTTGAGGGAAAGGTTAAATATGTTGCTTATAAGAATGGAAACGTGCATGTAACAATCATGGATAAAACATTGCTAGACAAGCTTAATGATGTTCTTGCTGGAGCTATGGGAGCAAAGATAGGCCATTAACATCTAAACAAGCCCCAAGCGGGGCTTTTTCTTTAAGCCTTCAACAAGCCAGCCACCTTCTTACTATTCGCCACCATCTCGTCAATCGTGTTGTATTGATTAAGTGAGTTGAATGCGATTTTCTGGAATGCGTCAACGCTCATTTCGTCAATCAATTTAGCGCGTGTTTTTCCTAGCGCTTGTTCGGCAATTGACGGATAGCGCTTGGCCAATGTCAGCCAATCCGTTTTTGAGTCAACTTGAATCGCCTTGCCATCTACTACAGCAGGTCGAGTTGTTTCAATTTCTAAGTCGTACTCTTTATTAATAATGAAAACGTTTGTAGTTCTACAGTTGTGTGTTAATATTCCTTCAGCACAATAACAACCATCAACAGTTTCGAGGTTATAAACATGCGTGGACACATTTTCAGCGAAAGCCAAATCAACGACATCATCGAGCTCAACACCTCCGGCGTAAGTTGCAAGGTTATTGGAGATAAGTTCGGTGTCTCTCCAACTTGCATACACAACCTGTTCAGGAAGCTTGGGATCACCAAAGCAAATAGAAGGATAAGAATCCCAAAAGCCGATGAGTCGTCTCAAATCATCGACATGTTTAATGACGGTATTGGCATCTCCGCCATTAGCAAGTCTATTGGTTACAGTGTTGGGCAGTGTAAAAAGGTTCTCTTCGATGCTGGACTCAAGCCACGTAACAGGTCTGAGCAGCAGTTCGCCAGAATGATCAGGGCATCCTCCGAAGAGATCGCTAACCTCACTAGAGCTGCGCATGATGCTGCCAGAGGCAGAGAGCATACCATAGAGGAACTTTGCGCTAGAGCTATTTCCAGAGAGAAAAACCTCACCTCCGTCTCCGACTTGGAAATTAAGTTCAGGGATCTTTTTGTTGATGTTGGATATGAATTCACCCAACAAAAGGCGCTTGGACCTTACAATTGCGACTTCGTTATCGGTTCCGTCGCCGTGGAAATCTGGGGTGGAGGTTGGCACTTCGGAGGTGCTCACCTCGAAAGAACTCCCGAAAGAACTAAATATATCCTCGACTCTGGTTTCGACTTGATCATTGTCCCAATTAATATCTGCAACTCCCTGTCTACAGGATTGACTGACAACCTTGTCACTCTTATTAATTTCATCAGCGCAAACCCATCCTCTAGCCGTAAGTATTGGATGATTTGGCGTGACGGTGAGTACATTACCTTTGGCGGTAGTGATTGTGACAAGAGTTCCTTTGAATTTCCTTTTACTAACAGAAGAGACTCCGTAAGCGGACGTTATTTTAGTTCCCTCGACTAAGCATCTATAATGAAATGGTGGGCGCGGAAAGTTGCGGCCATCCTCTTTGTAAAACCATTCCTTGCCACCTTTATCTTGAGAGCCATAATCCTGACATATTGGTGACGTCCTGCTATCAAGCGTTACAATTGCCTTTTCACCAATAATAATGTCGTCGTTCTGTCTTGCTACTTCGGATTTGGTTACAGATGAGCTATGACTAATCAAATCCTTAACCAACGCATTAGCAGCAGACTTAGATTGATCAATTACGCCGCGAGTTGTTCGCGTGCCGATTAACTGGCGAGAGATTTCGTTTGTTGTCTGTCCGTTACTCCAGCCAGCCATGATGATTTGCTTGGCAGCCTGAACCTGATTTGACTTAAACGCTCCGATGCGCTCTTCCCATGTCAAACCTTTGCCATTTAACACCAATGGCTGATTCAGAATAGCGCGTGATACTGCATCGAGTTTTGGCTTGATTGGTTTCTTGCTTGATATGTTGCGCAGAACTACCCATTGAAAATTAACTTCCTGTCTAATCACATCATCAATCTGACTAAGCATTGACGCAGTGACGTTATCAGCAGTAGCTGCGACCTCAGCAGTGATTTGCTTAATCAACTCATCGCGCAATTTCTTTGAGTTGATCACGTCGTAATCAAGCAGCAACTCACGAATAAACCTTGCCAGATTATCGTATTCTGCATTTTCACCGCGCGCTATTGAGTTTGCTAAGCGCTGCAAGTCAACGCTGTGTGCGACTTGTGCTGCTAGTTGGTTCATTGTTTCAGCCATAAAAAATCCCCATTCAATGATGGGGATAGTTTACTACATGGAGTGCTACTTATCACTACAGCAGTTAAAGGTTAAGATTTTACATTAAAATCAATTACAGATTCAGATTTAATTCTTGGCATTGCATCTTTAAACCCGCAATCGTACCCACATTGAAACAATTTAAGCGATTTTACTTGCGACGAGTGATTATGCTTTTCTTTTTGCGTTAACACACTCCAGCATATTTTTAATCTCAAAGATAAGGTTAGCTTTTCATCAGGCTTCATTATTCCTCCCCGCAAATTTCAAGTATTTGCCGCGCGAATTCGGCGGCTTGTTGTTTGGTTAGCAATGTGTATGTTGCATCCCACACGTCAGCGCATGCAATCAACACCTCGCCGTTTTCAATTCCAGCATGACAATAAAAATTGTCATCATCTTCCTGATTAAAAACATCAGTCTCACTCCGCATCTTTCTTCTCCTTGATGGTTGATAGAATTTTGTTTAGGTCCGTATTGTTAAGGCAGGTAACATCAAATATCATTTGCCCAATAGCATTAGCATCCAGACTGTGACCCATTGCGATTTCACCGATGCACATGTTTGAAATATCACACAGACACTCCAACAACTCATCACGCTGCTTGGTGATGGTGGTTAGTTTATCTTGCAACTCACATATTTCTTTTTCCATGTCGCATTCTCTGCACTGGCGAGTTAGTCGCCCATGATGACACTCTTTTACCAACTCACTCATCGCCTTTCTCCAGTTCTTGAATTAATGAATCTGCCTCGCTCATAAGATGGATAACATCTTTTCTGCAATTGTCGTGGCTAGTTAGTCTTTTTAGCATATCCCGCAACCTCGCATTTTCTGAGGTTAGGCGGTCGTGGTTCAAGACTGCATGTTCGATCGCATTATCTTGCTCGCAGTTGCTGTGAAAGTCTTCGCCAAAAGTAACCCAGTGGCAGTTTTGCACAGCAAAGCTTTTGTTATGCTTGACCTCAAAAGCCTGCGGGAAATAATCACTCATTTTCATATTCATTTCTCCGTTAGTTGTTGTTTTTTGGTGTATGATTCTGCTTTTTGCAAGATTTCTTTTTTGTTGGCATCGCAATGCCAAGCTTGCAGTAATAGTAATTTGGAGAATATTCATCCTTACTATCGAATTCATAATGCTTACAATTCCAACAGCAATCTGGAACTTTGCTTCCACTGATATACAAATTCTTTTCAATGCTCATGTTAGCTCCTAGTCAGGTTAACCAAACTATACACCATCCACTTATCTAGTCTGTGATGTTTGTCACAGAATAAAAAAGCCGCAACTTGTGCGGCTGTTTATCGAGGTGTTTATTATTTCTACTGCGGCATGTTGCCAGCGCCAATCAAAGCAAGCGTTCCTTGGTCACTCTCAATCTCAGCTAAGAACATTTCATACGTCCATTCACTCGGCACTTTGCCCGATTGCTGCATTTGCCAGAACATAGCTTTAAGTGGCATTACGCCATTCATGACCTGCTGCATTGCCGCCTGAACATCTTGAGCAGACATCATCACAGTAACCAACTTCTTATTAAGCTCAAACTGAATCTTGTCAATTGCGTTGTAGTCAACCATTTTTGCAATGTGCTCGATAGTTGCTTTTAACGCCATGCCAACGTTGTCTGCGATAGTAACAAGGTTTGATGTTGCGGCACCATAAGACAGATTAGCTTCCGTAGCGGTGGTGTTTGACGACTCAACCAGCATTTGCGCACCAATCTTTTGTGCGCGCTCTTCAATCTTGCCTGGCTCCTCACCAAGCAAAGAATCAGTCTTGGCTTGCAGAATCTCAACCTTGCCGCCGTTGATTGTGTGAATTGCAGCGCTTGAGCCTACTTTAATGCCACCAGGGTTCAAGAATTCAACAATGCTCACCAGCTTGCCGTTTTCATCTGTGACCTGTACTTGGCTTTGCGTGCCGTGGTCTACGTGGAATTGCGCCTGGCCTGCATCATAACACTGCTGAATGTGGCGCGAGTAAAGCTGATAGTGCAAAATGTTTAGCGCGGCAATTGGTGTGATTGGTGCAGGATCGACCGATTCATCGTTATCATTAGCACCAAACCAATAAATAGGAATTGACGTAGCTTGTTTCCCGCTCTCAATCAGATCACCTTCTTCTAGGGCCGGATAATTTGGCTCATAGCCTTTATCGCGCGTTACCTTGTAAGTTACAACACCATCTTTTAAAAACAGCTCAATATGTTTCTCAATGCGTTCTGATTGATCTTCATCTGAATAAAATTCCCACTCGCGCAGCTTGATGTAAGTCAATTGCTTGCGTCCGCCAATGTAAGCCGATTCCCAGTTCAAGATGTTGTTGCGATCGTACATCTTAATCAGAGGGGCGATAGAGCCATCACGAATCGACTGCACTGTCATTTGACCATTCGGAGCCATTGCATAAAAGCAACCGCCACCAGTCTCAATCGTCGCTTCAAGTGCAAGTTTTGCTACCGTGGACAACCCATTTCCAGCACCATCCGCGTTCTTTAGTAGATAATCAAGCGCAGTCTCAGTATCTTCCGCATCGGTAAATTGAACCGTTGGCTTTTTCGCCATAATCAAACCAACCCACGCGCCAATGGTCGGGCGAGTGAAGTTGTAAAAAATACTCATCGGCCAAATTTGCGTGTTGTACTTGTGCTTGATGAACTCATTCATTTGCACGTTTTCAGGAGTTGTAAGCGCAGACGGTGGCAAGTCATTCATCGGCAAATACTTGGTCTTTTGTTGCTTGACAAGGTCGTGACTTGCGTCCTTGTTTAATTCCCACTGGCACTTGTAAAGCTCATGCTCTACGTGCGTAACTGTACTAAATCCCATATTTAACCCTAATCTGTGAGGTGTTTCACGTATTCTAGCACTGTTTTGCGGTAGGATTAAGTTTGTTTGATGAACATAAAGGAGATTAAAATTGAACAATGAAAATTACTATATTCAAGATGTAATCTATGGAGAAGGTGAAACTGCCTACAAAGCAAAGACAGTATCAATGGGCGACGGACTAACTGGAGTTAACACATTGGTTTGGCCTGATAGTGTTGGCTTAATGTTTCACAGATCAGATTTTGTTGAACCGTTCAAGCGAGAGGTTTACACTGACGAAAACCCATGCAAGCCATTTCAAGGTGAGCTAGTTGCAATTACCTTTGACAATGTCAAGTCAATAGACGCTGTAATTGGTCAACTCCAAGAGTGCAGAGATAACTTGCTTAAAGTTAAATAACAAAAACCCTCCACTAGGAGGGTTTCTTTTAATACCCGTAACTGGTTTTCGGGCGGTGGATGGCAGTACGAGTGCCAGACTCAACTACAGCTAAATAACGAAACGCATCAGCTCCATGTGAAGACCAGTCATGAAGCGGATTGTCACGCCAGCATCCTAACTTATCATTCCATTCCTTGCGATAGTTTTCCAAACATTTAACGCCTTGCTCGGTTCCTTTTTCATCGAATACGCAATCCTTCAAGCATTGGCGCGCAATCTCGATTCCGTCATTAATGCCAAGCTTAGGTGCGATCTCAAAGTTAAGCTGATATTTTTGACCCATATATTCTACACCTTCCATCGCCAACTCTTTTCTTGTTTTACCAGCAGATGCAAATTCACGGTTGTTAATGTCATGCGGGCCAAAGTGGCGACCGCGAGTCCAGCCATTGCGAGCATAAATATCATGCACGTACTTGATGTAATGGCCAAGTGATTCTCCACTGTTCTCGTAGTAGTGCAGAATGTGCAGTTCTTTGCCAACGCGACGATAAAACCAGATCGCCGTCGAGTCACCAATACCAATATCCCAAGCAGTGTTAACCGCACCTTCGTTATCCCACGAACCACAATCATTAATGCGTCCATCGCGATAGATAGCTTTGAATTGCTCAGCGTAATATGCACCTTCAATCGCTTGCTCGAATGCCTCTTTCGGCGTAGAAGGATACTCGCGCTTCATATCATCGCCCTGATTGCGCTCGATAAGCGTGTACCATTTCTTTTGTCCATCCGTGAGCGTTACGCCGTCTTTCACCTCAAGCTTGTCGAAGTAATCAACCAGGCGTTGCGGAATAACCACATCTTCGTCAATCGTGTATTGAGGATCTTTCCACCACGGGAAGAAGTGAAACTTAAATTCAAGCGATGCAGGTTTTTTGCCAGCCAATTCTCGCTTTTGTGCTTCGTCGCAATACTCAAAGAAATAACCTTGCTTGCCCTCAGCAGTGGATTCGATTGTCTTGGTTGAGTTCTTACCGATGGCGTTAAACGCACCGGTCACAATCTCTTTTGCTTTTTCAGGGTACTTGGCGCAAATCTTCCCGAACTCTGAAATGTGCAGGCTTTGAAGCGTGCCGCCACGGTAGCCAGTTGATACACCGATAGATGAACCATTGCTAAACACGTAGGCGTTGTCTTTGTCGTTTATTGGTACTGGGAACTGATAGCCAATCTTAGCCAACATCTGAATTATTGACGGCTTGATATTGCGATAAGCAAATCGGATTTTGTTTCGGTAAATATCCTTTGAATCTTTATCGCTATGAGCAATGCAACCGGCAGAGAAGTTTTTCTTGAACAGGCACGAGTCAAGATCATGCAGCATTTTAAATGTTGTAAAGCCAAGCTGACGCGCTTTTAGAATGATGTCGTTCTGATGAGAATTCTTGTAATACTCAATCTGCGCGATATTAGGCGAGAATCGAACCTTGTTACCGTCCTTGTCCTTGATGTAATAAAACGCGCAAAGGCGGAAGAATTTTAGCCTTACCGCCTTTTTGAACTCATCCAGTGTTAAATCGCGCTGTTTAAATTTGTAGATGTAATGCAGCGCGAGTTCGACTTCCTCACTCTTCGTCATCGCTCACCGCATCATCCAGAAGGCTATCGAAATCGTCGTTAAGAGTAACAACCTGTTCGGTCTTGTCACGCCACAAAGCAGGCTGACGGTTTTTCAGCCAGAAAATTGCCGCCGTTGGATCTGGTGCATAATGCTTCATAAACTCTTGAGAGTCAGTGATGCGACCTTCATTCGTTGCAATTTTAGTCTCTGGATGCGAATAACCAAGTGCACGATGAAACAATGCGTTAGCAACTTGAGAGTCAGCAATTGACTTTCCTTTTTTTAGGGACTTAAGAAATGACGGATGATCCTTTTTCCATGCGTTAATCGTGACTTCACTGACATCGAAAAATTCGCCTAACTGTTTATCTGTAGCCCCAAGCAATGCGTAGTTGTACGCCAATTCATCATACTCTGGCTTGTACTTTGAGTTCTTTTCACCAGCCATAAACACCTCTCCTGTTTTGGCTCATTGTATCACAAATCACGGTTGAATAATTCCATAAACGGATGTGGCAACTGTGATTATCGTCACAATAGCAGTTATTGCCCCGGTGAATTTCCATAGCAGGTTTGTATTAATCCTGACTTGCTCCTCAACGCGATCCATTCGCTTGTAAAGTCGCTCTTCACGCTTTG